GCCCGCCGCGATGCCAAGCGGGCGGCGAACCGCTCCAAGCGCATTGAATCATGCACGCTTGAAGAGGTGGCCGACATTGACAACCTTTACAGGTGCGCCCGCGACTGCGCCCACGGCGTGGCGTGGAAGTCTGCCGTTCAACGCTACCTTGCAAACATCATTCCGAACGTTCTAAGGACGCACGCCGACTTGATGGCGGGCAAGGACATTCGGCGCGGCTGCGTTGAGTTTGACATATTCGAGCGGGGCAAGCTTCGGCATATCACGTCCGTGCATTACTCTGAACGCGTCGTGCATAAGGCGCTTAACCGCCACGCGCTGGCACCGGCGATCTGGCCGACGCTCGCGCCGGGTTGCACGGCCAACATCAAGGGGCGCGGCACCGACTTTGCCGTTTCGCGCCTTAAACAGCAGCTTGCAAGGCACTACCAGAAGCACGGCGCAGAAGGTTACGTGCTGCTTGTCGATTTCTCTAACTTCTTTGGGAACATCGACCACGAGGCCACCAAGCGGCTAATTGACAGGGCGCTAGATGACGAGAGAATCAAGGCGCTTATGTACGCGCAAGTTGATTCCCACGGCACCCGTGGCCTTGGGCTTGGCAGCGAGCCGAACCAGATACTAGCCGTGGCGCTGCCAAGCCCCGTAGACCATATGTTGCTGCGCACGCCTTGCGTGCTGGCATCCGGGCGCTACATGGATGACCTTTATTGCATCGCCCTTGACAAGGCGGACTTGCGCGGGGTGCTTGCCGACATTCGGAGCGAGTGCGCGAAGCTTGGCATTGTCGTTAACGAGAAGAAAACCCGCATCGTGAAGCTGACGCGCGGTTTCACGTTCCTAAAGAAGAGGTTTAACTATGGCGAAACTGGCAAAGTCATTGTTCGCCCGTGCCGTTCCGCCGTAACGCGGGAACGCCGCAAGCTGAAAAAGCTTGCGGCGTTCGTGGAGCGCGGCGAGATGACGCGCGACCAAGCATTGCAAAGCTACCAATCTTGGCGGGGTTCGATGATGCGCCTTGACGCACGGCGAACCGTCGCAAACATGGATGCGCTGTTTACCCGGCTTTTCGGATAGCAGCACAAACACACCAACAGCAAGCCAAGCCCGCCATTGCGCGGGCTTTCCTATTGTTAGGGGGCAAAACATGGCATTCACAGCCGAAGAGGAAGCCGCGTTGCGCGGCATCATCGCAATTTACAAGACGCAAGCGCCGTCGCTTTCCGATGACGTGGCAGAGATTGCCCCGGCGCTCTACGACCAGTGGACGGGCGACGGCCACTATTACACCGCCGGTGAGCGCGTGGAACATGGCGGCACGCTCTACGTGTGCTTGCAGCCGCACACGTCGCAAGCAGACTGGGCACCGTCTGCCGCGCCGAGCCTTTGGGCGCGTAACCTCGCCGCCGCAGACAGCCCGGGCGCAACGGATGTGCCCGCGTGGGAGCAGCCGGACGCGACGAACGGCTACCCAACCGGCGCGGTAGTCACCCACGGCGGCAGCAAGTGGCAATCGCTTGTTGACAACAACGTTTGGGAGCCGGGGGCGGCTGGCACTGAAACGCTTTGGCAGGTGGTGGACTAATGATTAGCGCGGCTGGGCAGCAGCTAATAACGTCAATCGTCGGCATCATCGCCAGCGGCGTTATAGGTTTCCTTGTCGCCAAGGTCACGCATCTTTCAAAGTTCGAGAAAGCACGCGTCGAGATCGAAAAGGCGATGGCGCGGCAAATGATCTTCGACGCTTACGAAGATTACGTGGTCAAGGGCAAGAAGCTGGCTATTGCCCGATACGACGAACTGTTGCGCATCTTCGACGCGTACACGGCTCTTGGCGGCAACGGAACCGCAAAGCGATACATGGAAGCTATCAAGGCTCTAAAGCCTTATCTAGTCGTTGACTAAGGGGGACATTATGAACAATCTGAAAATCAACTTTCTTGCCCGCGCAAAGAACAAGCTGTTTTGGATGGCGCTAATCCCGGCGCTGTTCCTGCTTGTGCAGATGGTGGCCGCTATTTTCGGCTTCAACTTCGACTTGTCGGAAATGCAAGACCGCGTGGTTGCCGCCGTGGACGCGCTGTTTGCGGTTCTGGTGATCTTGGGCGTTGTGGTTGACCCGACCACCGAGGGTTTGGGCGACAGCGCCCGCGCGATGACCTACACCGAGCCAGCACCACGAAGCACCTTTGGCGATGATGCAAAATGACGGTCTACATTTCCCAAGCATCGTGCGACGAGCGCGGCAAGTACGTTGGCGGTCAGGCTGGCAACCAGTCAGGCACCGAACTTAACACGCGTGCTTACTACAGCAGCAGTGCCAACCCGTGGGTTACCTACCGCGCTAAGGATGCCGCCACCGCAAGCAAGATTGCAAACGCTGCCGCGCAAGCTGTCGCCAATATGCACATTGGCTATGACCAGTACGAGCGCAACACCGTGCGCACACAAGCAATGGCCGTTGCGTGGGTCATGTCAGCTATCAACCGGGATTGCGAATGCGATTGCACGAGCCTTGCGGCCACCTGCTGCATCTGCGCCGGTCTTTCCGACGCGGCATTGTTCAAGGGCGGCAACCTCATGTATACCGGCGACGCGGCAACGAAGCTTGTTAACGCCGGTATGCAGCGCGTGGGGTCTGGTCTTGCCGAATCGGCGTTGCGCTTGGGTGACGTGCTGGTGCGCGACGGTCATTGCGTGGTTGTCACAAGTGCGCCCGCGCAATCGGGTTCAGCAGCTACGCCGTCACAGCCGACAACAGCCGTTAGCGGCTCCATTGACGAACTGGCGCAAGCGGTGATTGCCGGACGCTTCGGCAACGGCGATTCGCGCCGCGCCGCCTTGGGCGACAAGTACGAAGCCGTGCAAAAGCGCGTCAACGAAATGCTTACCGGCACCGCGAACGCGCCCGGAACATCAACCGGCACGCCCCGCATCATTGCGGGCACCTACAAGGTTCTTGCGTCAAGTCTTAACGTCCGTTCCGCGCCGGGGCTTTCCGGGTCTGTTGTCGCTTCGTATGGATACGGCGACAAGATCAACAGCATTGCGGCTGACGTTGTAGAAAAGGACGGCTACACGTGGGCGCACTATACCGCCTACAGCGGGGCAACGCGCTATGTTGCCGTCGGCACGTCCAACGGGTCTGAAAAGTACCTTGCCAAGTGCTAGGCGCGAAAACACANCACCCTGATAAGGGGTGCCCCGTTTTCGTGCGTTACACGGCGAATACGCAAGCCGCCTATCTGGTCTTTTGCATATCGTCCAAAACAAGCCCTTTGAGGTATTCGGTAACGTTTTCGTGAGATTTCAGCCAGTCGTAAATCTCTTCATCTTCGGTGTTCGGGTAGAACCTTATTACGATCTGCCGAACGCTCTTCTTTCTGTAGGCGTTTTCTGCCCTTCTCTGCGCGTCTGTCTTCATATCGCCAACGGTGGTAGTATTGGGCGGTGGAGCGGTGCCGCCCGCTCTTGCAAGCGGCACCTTTGGGCTATCGGGTGGCTTTCCGATTATCCTTGCGCCGCCAAACGCTTATTCGGATAATCCAGCCCTTGATAGCCAGCTCCACGCTAACCCTTCTCACCGTTTTCACCTCCTTTGGTTCTCTCGAAAAGCCTTATTGCCTTTCGATGTCTCTATTATATGGTATACCACATAGAAAAGCAAGCATGAATCTGAAAAAAGTTTCTGCAAAATCATTGCTTGTACGGGGCAATGACCGCAAACCAATTGCGGTTTATCTGTAGGTAACAGGTTTCAAGGCTTATAACCGTGTTCGCTCTAGTTATACTAGGCTCCACCATAGGAGAATTAGACGAACACCCATCTACCGGGTGTTCG